AGCCGTCGCCGTAGCCGTCGCCGTAGCCGTTGCCGTAGCCGTCGCCGTAGCCGTTGCCGTAGCCGTCGCCGTCGCCGTAGCCGTTGCCGTAGCCGTCGCCGTCGCCGTAGCCGTAGCCGTTGCCGTAATATGCTCTATTTACTTCAATGTCTGTCAGCTCTCGCAAAATGGTCAATTCTGCCGTCACACTCTTTTTTTTGTCAGAAGAAACGCTCTTGTCCGTCTCAACCTCAAAAAAACGATTTTCACCATCTTTTTTGTAGAAATCAAACACATCCATTAAGATCTGACAGAAATGCAGCCCATTCTTGCATAATTCAATTTCTCCGTCCACATGATATGTCTTGCCAATTTCAAACTGCATCCCACGGCATGTCATGTCTTTGCTCATGCCCTTGTAACCACGCATTGTGCCACACCATTCCTTTCTGCCTCTTCGTAGGCTCTCATTCTCCGTCTGTCCGTATTTACCGGAAGTATCCTGATCTCTGGCTCCGGGCTTCGGCAGTCCTCACACAATTCCATCTGGATGTCACCGGGATCACAATTAGCTCCGCAACCTCTGCATATAACCATCCTTTCCCCTCCTAGTAGCCATACCCGCTGTAAAATTCAACGCCCTTGTGCTCAAATCTGACGAGTCCACACTCGGAAAGATATTCCCCTTGTTGGTATTTCATCGTCTTTTGAGCAGCAAGCGCCACTTTCTCGCCGCCATCACCATAAAGTTGGATATCGCCAAGGAACACCCGTGCTCCCTCTTCGCCATACTTTTGGTTGATCTGGTTTACACGCTCCACCACCTCACAGCATTCATCCAGGAATGCTATCGCTCTTTCTTCTGTCATTTGACAACTCCTTTCTTATTTGCTATAATGCAAATGGCGCAATCCATGTGTAACAGGTCTGACTAGCCCCCCAGCTTCTCCAGGCCTGTTTTTTACTTCGCAACTTTTTCCTTCTCCTCTTTCCACTCCATCAACTCCTTTGCCTGTCTGCCAAAGCGCTTTGCTCTCCACTTCATCTTGCGGTACTCGCTGATCCGCTCGTCCCAGTGTTCCAACAAGCAGAACAGGATCAGTGCAAGGCCCATGATCAGGCACGCCTTGTCAAAAGGTTCTCCAAACTGCCAAAAATTAAAATCGCTGATCACGATTCCGCCAAGAATGGATATAACCAGATTTTTCATTTCCTCACCCCCTTCCTTCAAAGTTTCATGTAGCGCAAGATTTCCTCGTCTGTTGCGTTCACTTCCTTGAAAAAGTAAAGCAGATCCCGGTATGTTATCTCTGATTGCTTATACCCCTTTACTTGTGTTTTCCTGGACAAGGTTGTTTGGGATACACCCATCTTTCTGGCAAGGTATGCTTGCGTCACACCCTCTGTTGCTCTCCTGCCCTTGAACCATGACCGGAATGAGGATATCTTTCTGTCATAATCATTCAGAAAGGATTTTGGCATTTACTCACCCCCAATCACTCTGTTTCATGTCAAGTGCTGTCGCAATCTCTGCTGCAAGAAATCTGTTCGGCTTCACATCATGCGACATAAAGTTATACACTGTGTTCACCGGGCGATTGATATGTTTCGCAAGGTCTTTCAGCGTCCACTCCCTCTCTGCTAGCCGAAAACGCACAACATTGACGAACTTCTGCTTGGCTTGCTTGCTCAATTTCAATTCATACATCTAACGGCCTCCTTAATCTGCAAGAAAATACTCAATAGATACGCCGAAGTAATCCGCTATCTTCTTGATCTTGTCCAGTTTTGGCGTACTCCTGCCGGACTTCCAATCAGAAAAGGTCGATTGAGCTATGCCAGTAGCTTCCGACAATCTGTAAACTGATATTTGGTTGACCTCCAACAGTCTCAATAACTTTTCGTACAAAATATGGTAACCTCCTCTCTATATGTAGTGGTTGATAATACTTCGGAAATGCGATATAATATGTTTACCAGACAACTATAATGATTTCCGAAAGAAACGCTTTTGAATTTTCGCATTTCATAAGCATAATATACTACGGCTTTCAGAATATGTCAATAGGTTTTCTTCGGATTTCATAATATTTAGGAGGAAAATCTATGTATGAAATTTTTGAGCGCTTAATGAAAGAGAATGGGTACAACGCATACAAGGTATCTATAGCAACAGGCATAGCCCAATCAACTTTTTCAGACTGGAAAAATGGCAGAAGTGTACCAAAGACTGAAAAGCTCCAAAAGATAGCAGACTTATTTGGAGTATCCCTGGAATACCTGACAACCGGAAAAGAGTCCGAGAACGCTTCTACACCATATTATCTTAATAACGATGCCAGAGATATGGCACAATTCATGTACGAAAACCCAGAATACAAGGTGTTATTTGACGCTTCAAGGAAAGTTAGCAAAGAAGATATCGAGACAGTAAAGGCTATTCTCGATAAATTTAAGGGTACAGATTGAAAGATATATAATGTACATATCAATTGGTATGGTTTTGATGGAAAGGGGAAATCTCCATTTATAATTTCCTAAATCCTTTACATGGAGATATTTACACAGTGGAAGATATAAATGTAAGCATGGTGGACTTGCCCTGCTCTATCGGGGCCTTTGTCGTAGCAAACAATGATCAAACATACACAATCGTTCTTAATAGCAGAAAAAGCCATGAGCAGAACCTAAAATCATACCTACATGAACTAGCGCATATTAAAAATGGAGATTATGATAAGAAATGTGGTGTGGATCTCATAGAAATCATGGCACATGGAGAGGTAAATTAGGATGGCAAGCATAATTGATACTAAAGCAATCATTATAGAGTTAAAGAGAATCAGGAAAGAAAGTTTCCTCTTAGTATGCTTTCATTATTGTTTGTAGGGCTTGCAGCAGAGCCACTATTGAAAAAGGCTAAAGGTGACAAGGAAAAGGAAAAGAAAATTATGATTTATGCAGCAATAATAAGCGCCTTTATTGGCCTTGTTATTACTTTTGCCAAGTTATTCTAAAAAAGGAGGCAATCTATGACAATCGAAAAACTACCATCCGGCAGATACCGAGTTAAGCAAATGAAAGACGGGAAGATATACAGTACAATGTTTGAGTACAAGCCGAGCAAAAGGGAAGCCGAGGAAGCCATACGCAAGGTTGTAGACGAAAAATCAAAACGCATAAATGGCAACACTACATTCCGCATGGCCGCTGATCAGTACATTGATATGAAGCGCAATGTGCTGTCTCCAAGCACTATTAGGGACTACTCACGCATGTGTAAGCGATTATCTCCATGGTTTGTTGACATGTTGTTGGACGATATTTCCCAAGTGTCAATCAACAAGCAAATTAACGAAATATCCGCTGACCGTTCCCCCAAAACAGTACGCAATTATCATGGCTTCATATCGACGATTCTAGGCACTTTCAGACCAGACCTAAAGATTTACACTACTCTACCACAAAAGCGCCTAAATGAGCCTTATATACCCTCTGACGAGGATGTTAAACGCATACTTGCGGAATTGCGTGGAACAAGGTTTTATGTTCCTATTGTTCTGGCCTGTCATGGTATGCGCCGAAGTGAAATACTGGCGCTCACACCAGATGATGTTGAAGGGACAACTGTTCACATTAAAAAAGCTTTGGTTTACAATGACAAGGACGAACTGACAGAAAAGCAAACAAAAACAACTAATTCAGAGCGTGACATTATGATTCCACCAGAAATCGCTGATTTAATACACGCACAAGGATATGTTTACAATGGCGCTCCCTGCTCGATCCTGCATAAGCTGACAAGCGTTGAGGAAAAGTTGGGTATACCTCACTTCTCCCCTCATAAACTGAGACATTATTTTGCGTCCAAAATGCTGACAATCACCGATTCAAAAACTGTTCAAGCGTTAGGCGGCTGGAAAACGGATTCTGTAATGAAGAGCATTTACGCACATTCAATGAAGGAGGAACAGGAAAAAGCCAAACGGCTTGCAGTCGAAAAATTTCAAAAGTCCATTTTATAGGACACAAAGTCCTTTTTTCGTGGATAATTCGTGGATAATTCATGGATAATTTTTTATGCAAATACAGAATTTTTTATGCAATTAGCGAATAAAATAGAGCAAAAAGGAAGTGCCAAGAACCCTTTATTTATAAGGTTTCTCGGCACTTTTCCTTTGAATCATTGACTTCCGCAAAAATATGGACCAGACGGGAGTCGAACCCGTCAAAAAGCATTCATAAGTCCTTATTTTATAAGCCTACTCATTTATCCATGGATAATTCATGGATAATTTTTATTCAGCCATAAGAAGCCTAAATTTTAATTCATCGTCTTTCATGTTCGCCACGCTGCTCAATGCTTGAATTTCTTCCTCCGGCAAATCACTTGCAAGGATACCAAAGAGCATAGCGTCCTTCTTTGTGCCATACTCGGCCTGTATCCTGTACCAGTCATAAGCGTATGCCTCATTGATGGAATCAAGATACTGCGCTTTCGTGGAATAGTCTTTTTTGTTCTGCTTGAAGTAGTAAATCTTGTCCTCGTTTGACATTCCGCTTTCGTCCAAGGCTTTCAGCAGATCCTCGGTTTTCTGGCTTCCATCAAGTGACTTTTTCAGCTCCATATAGTCAATCAGACCGTCAATGCCGCCATGCTGATATGCTTCATACTTCTTTTTATAGCTTCCGCCCTCAATGTCATAATCGAACATTTCTTTGTTAGACAGTGCATTTGAGAACAACAGTATATTATTAAGAAGCTCCGCTTTCTCTTCATCGTCCATTGCGGCATATCTCTTGTTGGCAATGGCGCTTTCAAGGTTTTCCCTTGCATTCTGCCCTTGGATGGTTGCACGCTGCGTGTACTGCTCCGGCGTCAATTGCTGACCCTTGTACTTCTTGTCCGCCAAAGAAGGTACAGCAACCTTAACCTCTATGTTGCCCTTGGACTTTTCATCCGTTAGTCGGTATAATTCCTGCTCAATGTCACTCTTTTCAACATTCGCATAGTAACCGGGGGACAGCATGTTGTATGCCAGTCTGCCAAGGAAAGAGCCGCCCGTGTTCTCCTGCGTCTCTCCCCATGCGTCCACATAGGGCTGATTCATTGATGAAAGCCCAGGAATCTTGTTCTGGATCTTCTTAGCTCCCTTCAACAGTGTGTCGGCTGTTCCGCTTGTTCCGGTGTAGGTGCTTCGCCTGGTATCGTCCGCCGCCCTCGCCACCTGTCCGATTATGGTAGGCACACCCTGAGAAGCATAGCCAAGGCCGATGTTGGTCATAAGCTCTCCGCCAGTGGTTTTACCTTTATCGTATGTTGCAACGCTCTCAATGGTATTCTTCAAGCCTTGTAACATGCTCATTTCAATGACGGGATCAGATATAGAGGACATAGCGTGCCAGAAATCAAACTTACCCTGTGACGCATTGTAAACTTCTGCTCCCACGAACAATGGAAGCGCTGCCGGGGCCGCCCAGTCTATCGTGTAGCTATGCCCGTTGATGTTGATGGAAAAATCCTGCTCGCCGGACAACTTGTCAAGATCCTCTTTATCTTCGTCTCCCTTGGAACGCAAGATACCCTTACTGCATAACCACGCACCAAGCGCCATAATACCGCTACCGGTCAAGCCTCTTGCTATTTCGTCAATGGCTTTCGTGGGGTTATCCCCATGCGCCACTGCGTCATATAGTCCATGGATAATCTGCATTGGGTTATATTCCACCGCACCTTGTTTCAACACATTGATAGGCGTTTTCTTGAACGGAAGAATAGCATCCATGGCATAACCTAATGCTTTTGCCGCCACTGAATCGCTCTCATGCAATGCCCTTGATCCTCTGCTTATCAAGTCGGCTAGTTTACTATCTTCATGGAAGGTAGCTATCTGCGCTTCCTTGACTGCGTATTTTCTCGCTCTGTCAAGCAATTCCATATCGACCTGGTTATTGGACTTAAAAATGCTTGCGTCCTTCCCATTTGCCTGTAAATATCTGGCAAGCGCCATCTGGTACTTGTTGCGAAGCGCCCAGTTATCCTCGGCAGTCAATGCGTTACTGTTGAATTTCCTCGCGCCTTCAAGCAGTCTGTTCTTAAAAATGCGTCTTTGCCCTGCAACCTCCGACTTCATATCCCACTTAGAGCCGCCCTGTGTCAGGTCACGCCATACATTGTCGGCATCCGCTCGGCTTTCTCTTAGCAATGTGGTATCAGTCGGTAACACCGTTTTGGTACGCTCTGCTCCGTTACCCAAGAATAGGGCTTCCAGCGTCCCGGCTATGGAATCTTTGATCTGAGTCACTGATCCGAACAAAGTATTACCAATGACATTTCTGCCATGTGTTCTGGCATTCCCAAGCATGGAAAGGTAGCGCCATGCATTCCACTTGTCCATAAAAGAAGAGTCGGGCAGATACTTTGCCAAAACGGAATAGGCTCTCTGTTCCAACTCCATGCCAGCCCTTGTGTCTATGCCGACACGCTCAGCCTGTTCAAACAGCGCCGTTACTTCTGCAAGGTCTGCGTCACTAATTCTCCATCTGCCTGTCGCAATCTTCTGTTCAAGGGCCTGTTGGATTTCCTCTTTGGAGTACCCGCCGTCAAGCATTCTCGTCAGATAGTCAATGTCCGTATCGTCAAATTCGCCAAAAATGCTACTGCTTTCACGCCCTAATTCATTTATGACACCCTGCTTTAACTGCTTAAATGTCCTCGGCTGTCTCGGATCCGGATCATTGGTATGATCATTCCCGATCTCTGCGAGAATTTTTGCAAGCCTTCCGCAAGCCTCTCTCTTGCTCTTGTTTTTATTTCCTCTGTTGAAGTATGCGTCCGTTTCATCTTGGATCACACGCTCCGTTTTCATAATAGAGCCAACAGCATTCCTCGTATATTTTGCTGTTGCCTGTAAAGCTCTTGCCGCATCGGTGATCTTACTCTGTGTCAATTTTGCAAGCCTAATGACTTCATCCCAATTGCCGGACTGCTTGGCAACTTCTATAGCGTCATTGGTCAAAATCATGGATTCATCAAGCATAATTCCGTCAATGTGCTGAGTGTTTTCCAGGCGGTTCAAAACTGCGTCTCTATCTGCCGCAATGTTATTTCTCGCCTCTTCTTTACTCTCTGCTTCCGATATAACGCCACGCTCTTTGTTGAAAGTACCCTTCTCAATCTCCTCGTTCAGCACTCTTTGAGCTTCTGAGTCTTGGAACATATCAGAATTACGCAAAGTGTTTGTTGCAAACTGAGAAGCGTCTGCCGGATCAGCGTAAAGCGTACCAGTGTATGAGGTAGTCCCATCAGCGTTATGTACCTCTCTGATTGTTGGTATAGTCTCGGACACTGTGCCAAAATCTCCAGAGCCACCCCTAGCATCTAGCGCCATGGTGCGGTATTCATCCCGTCTGCGTTTCTGTGTGTCGGCATTTTGCGCCGTATCTTGCAAAACTGGAATCGGATTACTCTGAGACTGCGACTGTGCTTGCCCCTTGTAGGAATTATTAAACTCGTCAACGAAGTTTCCAACCACTTCCGGCAATGCGTCATTTGCATAGGTCGATACAGTGTGCGTACCCTTCTTGCGCGTGTATGTTCTTCCACGCATTTTCTGATCCATCTCAACGCTGTATTCAAACGCCTGATTAAAGAGATTTGCGTCACCCGTAGCAATGTATTCATTCAGCATGTTGACAAACTTCGGGTACATTACCTCTTTTACTTCCGGTGTGCCGTACATGTTGACGAGATCCCTCGTTTGTTTGGTGAAGTCTTTCATACCTTCCACGCTCTTTGTCCCATAATTGGGATTGATCGTGGTATCAAACTGCGGCTGTCTTTCTTCCGATATTGCTTCGTTTTGAACATTTTCCTGCAAAACAGGAGCATTATCAGCAACATTTTCTGCGCTAGGCTGTTGCAGTTCTGGGATAATAGGCTGCGCATTCTGCGTGGCATTCTGCCGCATTGCTTCTGCCAACTGTGCATTAAGACTCCCTTGCAACTCCTCCTCGCTTGTCGGAACATTTAACCTCCTTGCACGATCCATCATCTCCGCCAATTGTGCATTTTGCGCTGTGTTGAAATCGCTCTCCGCGTCAGTGTTATAGTTATAATCAAACAACGATGGAATAGCATTCTGTCTCTGTGCAGGTTCCTGTCTGATCATCTCGTTGGCAACTTCGGGCGTAATCTGCTCATTTTGATTTCCACCGAAAGCCGCACCCCTCGCACTGGCAAAGCCACCCATTGCCCCGCCTGACAAGGCTCCCGCCGCTCCTGCATATCCTGCTCTACCAAGCGTATCAAGTCTTGCTTGATTTCTCGCTTCCTGTTCCGTCATACCCTGTGCCATATATCCCGCAACACTCTGTGAATAGTCGGACTCACCGCCATTCACGCCCCAGTCTGCTATCGTGTTGGCAATTTCGCTAACAAATTCTTCAACACCTTCCTCAGCGGCCTGTTTCCCAACGCCAAAAAGTACGCTCTTAATGGCACTTTTTCCGGCCTTGGTTTTTGCAAGTTTAAATAAATCGTCCATGGGAATCTTCTCGGTCAGTGCTTCAATACTACCAGAAATACCCGCCATTAAGAGTTTCTGCTCTGCACTGGTATCTTTCTCCTTCTGTTCATTCAAGGTAGATACACCGGACTTATACGCCATAAGTCCAAGGGCCGCCGCCGGATTAAAACCAGTAGCAACCAGATTAGAAAGATAATCGGCAGAGCTTGCCGCCGCATCATAGGCAAGCCCTCCCACATTTCTGCCAAATTCAGTATTTGCATTATTGCGAATGTCCTGACTAATCTGTCCCGTAATGGCATTTGACATTTTAGCCTGTTCGTTCGCTGTCTGGCTTGATCCGATGGGTTTACCAGCAAGATAGTTGGTTAAATCTGTCACGCCACTGGTAACAGCTCCCACTGTTCCGAGATAGGGAGCCGTTACTGCTGTTCCGATAACAGGGTGTTCGCTTGCATACTCTGACAACTGCTGATTAAAGCCTTCCATGGCCTGTTTCCCGTAGTAGTCCTCCAGGTTCTTCTGCGTCACCCCGTACTTTTCCAGATAGGGTGCAATATCACTGGACGCTTGCTTGTAATCCTTTGAATCAAAAATCTTGCTCCAGTTTCCTCCGGCAAGCGTAGGTATGGTATCATTTGCTCCTCTCTCTGTCTGAAAATCATTCAAAGCACTGCCAACTTTCCTGTTGACTGCCGCTTGGTATTCCCCAACCATGCTCTGCTTTTTCTTTCTGGCCTCCTGCTTTTCAAGGCTGTCAGAGGCTTCAATGATCGTATAGTCAGGAATCGCATTATACTCCTTTATGATCCTATCATCCTGATCGGCGTAGTTGTCACCCAATACAGGAATGCGCTGTTTTCGGGTGTCGAGAATATCTTTTCTCTGTTTAAATGATTTTCTGTTCAAAATAGCAGACATACAAAGTCCTCCTGTTATTATGAAATTCCAATACTATTTAATGCATTCATCGTTTTAGTATAGTCTCCGCCATAGTATTCAAGAAGTTCATTCATTAGTGTGCTTCTGGATTCACCATTGGCAAACCTTGTGCGGATGGAGTTAAGGATAGACGAGTCATTTCCACTCGCCGCCGCACTACTGGACGAACCACTGCTTGAACCACTGCTCCCCTTATAAAGCGAATTTACATAATTCCTGTAATTGTTCGCTGCAAGTTCAGCCGCATTGGAAGTCTGATTTGCCGCAAGATTGGACATTGCATTGGCGTAGGTATTTGATCCACTTCCAAGTGCGTTGTAAAGGTTGTCATAAGTCCCGATCAAGCCGCTTGCAAGGTCATTTTCCAACGCCCTTCTAAATGACAGGTTGGAGTTTTCTACATCACTTTTGGCATTGTTGTAGTTCTCTCTTGCGCTCGCAAGGTTGTTCTGATATACATTGAGAAGGCTTGCAAGGTCGTTTCCTCTCTGCGTCTCAATGTTATTTCTTGCTGTTCCATAGTTGTTGATTAGTCCGGCGATGGCGCTTTCAGCCGCTCCTCCCGTCAACCCACTGGCATTCAACCGCTGTGCGAGGTTTCTTTCCGACATCATTCTATTGATGTATGCTTCTCTTAGCGCATTTTCTGCGTTCCGACTGATCTGATCGGCAGAATAATTGTAGTTGCTCCCCAACTGATCAACAGTGCCGTTATAGGTGTCTGCCAAAGAGTTCATGCGGCTGTTATATGCATCATTCAGAGAAGAGAGGTTGTTGTTATACGCTTCTCTGACAAGTCGCTCCCTCTCTGCCTGTTGCGCTCTAAGCTGTTCCTGTTGCTGTGCCTGGTATGCCTGTAGCATATCGGACAACTGCTGCATGTAATTAGGTGTACTAGGAGCCGCCACTGTGGGGACAGACGAACCAACACTGCCACCACTTCCACCACCCGTATTTGCTGTTAGATTGACATTGTTGTTTGTGGTTGTTGCAGACGCCTTTTGCGCCGACACTGTTCCGGCAGGATCGTATTTGCTCCCTGCACCTGCGCCGATAACTCCCGCTCTCACTGCGTTAAAGCTTGGAATAGTAGTTGGTGTGGTCGTTGTAGTTCTCGTTGCGCTCACTGTGGTAGGGTTAAGAGATTTTGCCAAATCAACACCATTTTTTGATCCCACAAGATTAGTTACTGTGGGACTGTTGAGAGTGGGGCTTGGAATCCCCGCTGCCCCTTTTACAAGCGTGTTCGCACTTCCCAAAAGTTTGTTATTCAATAACAATGCCATATCATCTACCTCACTTTACTCTAATTTTTTGTCCGACATAGATCAAACTTACATTCTTAATCTGCGGATTGAGTTTCTTTAGCGCAGCAAGCGTTGTGTTAAACTTAATTGCTATCTTGGTCATTGTATCTCCCTTGACCACTGTATAATACTGTTCTGACTGCGTTACAGGCTCGCTGACGGGCTTTTCTGCCACGCCAAGTAGTTTATTTACCTCTGCAGCTATATAGCCCTCTTTGGAGTAAATATAATCGCCTGGGCAGTCTTTAGCGGCAAAATCCCTGTGACAGGTCATGTTCACTCCATTCTTGTGGCCCACTCTGTCAGATTTCTTGTTAGACCACACAAGCTTGGGGATGCCGTTCCTTTTGCAGATGTCAGCACACAGCTTGATCAGGCTATCCATGGCATTGTCAGAGATGTGCCAGCCAGTGTTAGCTCCGCCGTCATTAGCCACCTCGATTGTTATAGCCCTATGATCATTCTCCCTGTTTGAAGAGCACCAAGAGCGATCTTTTTCTGGACAATACAGACCAATCCTGCCATCCGTCCCGATGCCGTAATTGGAGCTTGCATTCCGGCCCTTGCGCTGGAATATGTTCCCACAGGTTTCTACGCTGAAATTCCCGGCCATACAATGGATTGTGATAGTGTCAATCTTGTGATTCCTCGGAACGGTCCTAAATGGAGAAATCGCAATGTAATTCACAAGGCTAGAGTCGCTCATAGATTCTCAAAATTCTCCTTCCGCTTTTTCTCGTCATTGTAGGCCTTGGTGGACACGCCGATCAGCGATCCCACAAAGGTAGCCACAAGACCAATGATTGCAGTGATCACTGTGGAATCAAAGCCGAGTACCACACCAAGCCCACTGATAAAAGTTGTCAGTGCCGGAACAAAAATCAAAATCACCCACTTCAAAACATCATACACCTTGTCTGGAATCCTCATACTCTTTTACCTCCTTATCAAATAGTCTGTCAGATCCTTGCTGGCTTTCTTGACTTCCGCAATATCATTGCCGTCTATGGCATGATTTAGCAGAGCCAAGAGTGCCTGTTGTGTTATCTTGTTTCCCTCTTCGATGGTCTTGATGCGCTTTAGATCATCGTCAAAATGCCGATCATAAGCCACAAATCTCTGCGTGTAGTCCATGTTCATCTTGTCCTCAATGGCTTTCACACGCTCCTCCAAGGCCGTAGTTGGTTCTTTCAGTATCTTCTTTCTTGCATCCACCTTGTCCCAGAGTGTCAGGAGCGACACAATAAATGCCACTCCTGCGACTACCATGCTAAAATCCATCCCCTCACTCCTCCCTGTTTATCCTATCATACCCCCACACCAGCGCACCAAACGCAACTAACGCAAGTATCACAACAATCCACTCCATTAGATGTCCTCCGTCTGCTCAACAGCCTGTGTCTCTGCTTTGTCCGTCTGCTCAGCGTCTGCCTGTGCCTGTGTGTCTAATGTCTGTGTCTCTAACTGCGCAAGGTTGGATTGCAGTGATTGCATCTGCAAGGTGTTCTGTGCTGTATCTGTGGTTTTGGTGTACTGGAGAGTAATATACCAATACCTATCTGCACTACCACTGTAAAATCCAGTACCACCAACACAATAAACATCCGTGGAATTAACACGGAACGAAGCCATAGCATCGCCTGTCTTACCATCGTGAATAATATCACCAGATGCAACACCTAATACAGGACATGACATCTTTAAGCCTACGACATTGCCTATGTTTGTAATGTTATGAGCTGTTGAAGAGTTTACTCCATTGACATTTCCCCAGTCTAAATTATTTCGCGCTATTGTCTTCTCATACAAAGTCTCCCCAAACCAAGTACCGATAACCTGCTCGGTATCATCATACACCACCATGCTTGTGTTTTGCTGATTTTTCCACTTTCCTGCTGTGGCATCCCATACAAGGGAATCTCCTGCTTGCAAGTCCGTAATCTCGACATCCTCACAGTCTGCAATCTTCTTCGTCAAACCTTCCAAATCCCCCAGCGTAGCCACCTTTCCATCCCGATATGCGATTTTTATGCTTGTACCGTCTGTCCAGATGGTATTTGCACCAGATAAAAGTTTGATTTCATCAGGTGATAGGTGGTAGGTTATGGGAGTGGCGAGTTCGTAACAATAGGTTTGATTTGCTATAACTACACCAAGTGCAGTTGTGTCCGCTTGATTTAAGTCACATATAAATAGACTTGCATCTGCGTTAATTGCAATTCCTGTATCATCAGCTGTCCAAGTTTCGTTAGCAGTAACATTTTGATAAACGGAACACAAGTTATCAATCTTATATGCTGCACTGGTTGGAATTTTAATATTCTGTATAGATTGACTTGATTTAAATCTCCAATTATTATTTGTAGTATTTTGTTTAATCCAAATCAAATCACTTAATTTTATTGAAGCTTTTTCCACCACCAACTCCCCACTCACAGGGTTGTATGATGCTCCGAACACCTCTTGCCCGAGGTCTTTGGTGAGGTCATTGGTGAGGTCATTGGAGGGAGTGTAGGGTTCGTAATCGGTAGCTTGTGAACCGAGTTCAAGTTGTGGTGTTTCATAATTATGTGCTGTTCGGAATGCAACATAACCATCAATGGGAGCAATAAAGGTTCGAGTAACGTCCGCTAATCTTTCTCCATTATAACTTTGGGAGTTTAATTCTGGCTCATCTACATAAAAAGCTCCAACAAAAAGTTCGTTGGATGTTATTGTATAAGTTTCGCCTTTAAACACTTTAGCAACTTGCATATCAAAATCGCCACTAGCTGTTGCGATAACACCGTTGTTGTTTACACTACTTGATTGAATTGTCTTAAATACCCAATTCTTCCCGCACCCACCTACACTCACCTCTGTATGCCCAGAGATAGGGCAGATGTTGGAGTAGGGGGCGAAGGTAGGGTCTGTTTCAGTGGCAAGACGGATCATGGGTTGGAAGAGAACATTTTGTAAATTCATACCTGAACCAACACGAATAAACGATAGTGCATTTGGAAAATCTTCAGAAACAGTAAGGCTATTTCCATTGCCGGAATCAATATTAAGTTGCTGCCCCAAATTAACTTGCCAACGCCATGTTTCCACTCCACTTGATGTTGGAGCCCCGTTTAAAATGTACGAATCAGATTTTAATAAAAAACTGGGATTAAGAATAAATGGTATAACTGATGTAGAATTTCCGTTTATTAGTATTCCTGTTACATTTACGCCATCATCCGTCTGTATCGTGAAGGTCACACCGTTAATGGTATATGCATTTCCACTCCATGTACCACTGGTATTTGCTGCCTTGATACCTTCTACTGTCATAGGCAGTTGATTCTTCCCACCACCCGCTGGCCATGGATGGTCATACCCATGCAAGTCCTGTATTGGCTCTAGGATGATTTCAGCGGACTGTGCGTTCTGGGCAGAGCGTGTGGTGAAGGTGAGGGGGTTGCTTGCAGATGTCTCCACAACAGCGGTGCTTAAATCCCCCTGTATTTCGCTATCGTCATAGACCTGTGTCTCTGTATCGTCTATCTGGATATTGCCGTTGATATTGGATTCAGAGACTTTCTTTGCGTTGGCAGAAATGCCACTTAATTTAGTTTTCTCTGCCGTAGTATAGTTATTGTCCGTATGCACATAGTTTGCGTCAGACACCAGATTGCTAGGCTTATTCTTGATGTAATCGTCAGCGCTTGTGTTCGTCTGATTCCAGTCGGATTGAACATTTGCTTCTGCTCCTTCGGGAATGCTAGCAAGTTTATCCTTCTCCTCGTTCGTGTAATCGTTAGTTGACAATCCCTTGCCGGAAACCTTGTCAACCTTATTGTCAAGAAACGCATTGATTTCTGATTTCGTGTAATAATTGGACAAGTCAATCTCGGTAGAACCGATATGTTCCCATCCGGCCCTCGTTCCAGTGGTATTTACATACTCGTCATAATAATCACCCGTTGAAGCGGACGCTTTCGGCACCAAATAAATAGCATGAGTGCTAATGCCAGTGGTCGGCAATGTCTCCACCACAATATAGATTCCTTGAATAGCCGCTTCAATAAGTGCTTCAATCTCCTCTCTGTTGTATGTTTGCGACTTGTTCCAGTAGTACACCAAATCGTCAACAGTTTTTGTGAGGATCATGCTGTCGATTTCCGACTTGCTGTAAACATCAGAGATCACAATATCATGGAAATTCTCGTCAACAAACTTCTCTACGGCGCTTCTGACAACAGCTTCACTTGCCGCTTCGCTGTGAAGGCTCTGGATGATCGTAAGCAGCTCCTCATACACTCTGGGTGTCGGGCCAGTAGTGCCAATGTATCCACTTGCTCCAACAGGCAGATTGACAGCATTAGTCAGGATCTTATGGTTTCCTTTAATGCCGATAACGGACACCTTCCATGTGCCTACTCCGAGATTCAGGTGTGCTTCTTTCGGAACAGTACCATCAACAAGCATAATATTGATTTCAGTGTCACCGTTCTTGAAGCATATTGTCTTATCATAGCCATTCCAGTTGCTAGAAAAAGCTACGGACACCTCAAAATAATCCGTAGAGTTTGCAATTGCTCTATTGCTGTCCGTTCTGGTTATAATCTGGTTCTTTACATCGAAACTTAATAACATAATATTTCCTCCATCATTCAAGCCATATCGAATACACTCGCAATGTTGCATTGTATGCGTATAGGCCAACACAATAAAAGCCTGGTTCAATATCACTCAATGGAATTGTTACCACCGATTTTGGGAATGGTGGTGAAAGTTTATAGTTGATTTCCATGTTTCTAGCCGTTCCATTCATTTCATTTGATGCATTATACAGGCTATTTACTTTCTTAGCGCCAACATATATCTGCGCACTACTAGATGCCGATGGCACTTCACATTCCATGTTGAGCGAAGAATACAGTTTTGCGTAAAATGGCAAACTTAAAAGTTTTCCGACATATCCTATACTGCCAGAATCAGTCATAGTCAGTAGGGTTGGATAACCTGTACCGACACCCGATGTGATCCTGTAATATTCATTCAGCCCTACTACTGATCCGTGATTGAATATATCTTTTATGTTCGGGATATCATCTTGTGAACCAGTTTTGATATCCAGTATGGCTTGTGCCATTTCACGAGGATAATACTGATTAGATTTTCCATTTTTTGACCGAATAGCATTTGCAATATTAGAATAATTTTCTCCATCTGTTGCTATCAAACTCATGTTATTCCTCCAACCAGATAGCATACACATTTAATTGACAACATTGCGCCCTTAAATAAACACAAAGCCAACAATCATCGCCAGTGATATCTACTTGTATTATCGAGCGCTGTTTGTTGTAAATTCCAGTACCGCCAGCAGTCAATGCTGTTTCAAATCTATCTGCTGCAACAGTATTTGCCGATAATGATTGCATCCATGATTGATATGCGCTTGGATTTTGATAATCTGCGTATAACCTTCGTACATCAACAGCACCTATAGCACTGGAATTATAATTATTTTCGTACCCGTTTATCACTTCACAATCTGCCTTTATTTTTCTATAATGAGCGCTTGTGAATGGACAACAAAATACACTATAGCCTTGATAATACTGCAATCGGCTAGTGTTGTAATATGTTTTTTTGATGTAATTATTATCCACTATAGAAAAATAGGCTTGAGCATTACCACTAGGATATGAATTTAATATTCCTACATAGTTGCTTCTTGACGAGTCATATTGACCATATAGCGGATTCAAACCAACAGCACTACCATGATTAAAAATATCCCGTAATGCCTCCGAACCACCGCCACCAGTAGGAATATCAAGGATGGCTTGTGCCATTTCAGACGATTTATACAAAGCACTTTTTTTGCTTTTCACCCTGACTGCTTCGGCAATGTTTTCATAGTTTTGTGAGTCTGTAAGTATTATGCTCATTCTTCATTCCCTCTGTGGCTCTAATTGCTTAATACAACACATTATCTCCGTCAGAGATCAGTGGCAACCACACACCATTTTTTTTGAAGTATGTGTTCACCACAACATTATCCGCATTGTATCTCACATACTGATCACCGTTATATCCTACTGCGCTTGTCGGTGCGGCAGTGCCAAACAAAACCTTATTTTGCTTTCCTTCCAAACTGATAGAAGCGATTCTGTTTGCCACTACAGATATATTGTCAACCTTTACATCATCCACCAAACCAAAAGTAACACTCTGCTCATTCAAAAGCCGGTATATGATTTCCTCTGCGTTTTCGTCTATAAAGTCAGTAACAGCGTCAGAAATAATCTCCCTATACGCATCCGTCACCCGGTCTTTTCCACTGGTATATACAGTCAAATTGACTTCGTTTGTAACAATCCGAGTATCATCCTTGTAACCGATAATACATACTTTCCATGTGCCAACGCTTAGATTAAGGTGATCGTCCTGCGTCACCTCATCATTCACAAGTTTGATGGAAATGATAATGTCTCCATTCCGAAACTGGATTGTTTTGTCTGCTCCATTCCAGTCCGAGGAGAAATCGCATTCAGCTTCCAAGAAGTCTATGGAATTGGCAATCACAGTGTTATGATCAACCCTTGTGATAATCTGATTGTCTATGTTGAAATTTACCTTCATATCGCTATTCCTTTACTATGGCGTATCCGCCGCCCAGGTTGCAAACAGCTCCAACACATTCCCTGTAAGCAAATCATTTACTCCGACAACAGTATCTCCTGCATCATATACACCAGTTCCACTTGCGGTTAAGGCCCATCCATCAAAGGTATATCCTTCTCTGGTGTATGATACAGTATTGGGAAGTGTTATCGCATTTGTATCCTCTGTTGGGATCCTCTTTATCTGGGGCATCGTCCCTGTACCGCCATTCGCCCGGAAAACAACATAAACGCCATTTTCTACCGCTGTGACTCTACCAGCAAGCAATGTAATAGTTTCGTTCGTGGTTGCGATCAATGCCCTAATGGCATCGTCCAACTCTTTTGTTGCAATACCATTAGGGGCTTTTGTAGCGTCTGTATTTGCCCTGATCTCGTCATAGGAAGTAAGAAGGTTGTTAATGGTCAGATACGCATTGCCCCATTCATCCGTATATAACAGCGCATTAAGCGTATCTATTGCAGCGTTAAATTTTGGGATCACAACTTCCCTCAAAATCTGCTCAAACTTATACTTCATCTGCTCAGCAGAAAGACCGGGAATGTCCGATAACGGCGTTACACCTTTCCCCGTTAAATCTTGTTCTGTAATGTTATCTAATGCCATGGCAACCTCCTTATTTCTTGTTGTTGGTTTCCGTAAACTCAAAGCCAATGTCGAAAATCTCAAACGGTTCAGCATTTACATTGGAAAACCTAAATTTCGTTTTATCCAGTTTTTTCAACCGGAGTTTTGACGCAATAATGTTCTGTGAACTATAAGGCAAGAAATTAAAATGTTCAAAGTCTATCTGTGAGAACATCAAATGCACAACCGTTCTCGTCTCTTCTTTGATCGTTGACCATATACCATTTTTGCTTGCTTCAATCTTCACCGAAGTATCTGATTCATCACGCAACCTTATAGCCATGTACCGGAATGTTTTGTTTTTGTAAAAGGTGTTTCCGGTCAATTCCGCTGTTTCAAAATAGGCAACAACAGGCACACCATTATCCTTGTACGATTCCCCAGAAAACTGATCCGTGTAGAATCTACACACATCACCTGAATCCGTACCAAAGAATATTGAGTTATCGTTCGTCCAGATAACCCTAGCCGGGATATTTGTCCGATAGAATCCTGCATACTGCCTTGTGGAATATGGTTCACTTGCGTCCGTTCGTAACTGTTGCAAGCCATCAAGGATATAGGCTACACCATTAAGGCACAGCCAGTACATATCGTTATGTACGCAACATACGGCATTTTCCATATCCTTTTCATCAAGCAACCTTCCGTCAAGGTAAAAACTACGATTCTGGGAATACTTCTCGCCGGAATCAGGTGTTGTCACCGCATGTACTCCTTGCCTTGTTAGAAAGATAGGCTCTGTTTTCAGATAGTCGAAGCTGTCAACCGCAATAGCACTTTCCGCTTGCAGACTATTGACAATCTTAAAAATAACCCTGTCATTGTTGATTTCGCCATTTCTTAACACAATGGTCTGATCTTCCTCTTGCTCGTCCTTGTGCGTTGCAAGATAACTGTTAAGCACAGAATACCCCATGATTTTTGACCTTGCGGATCCAATCACAGAATAATTAAGGTCGGGCCAGTAAGTAGGATCATCCTGTTGGCAGAACCAATCATAATTTATAAAGTCAGGATTCCCGGAAAGAAACAATCTGTCCTTTCCACCATTTACTCCGTACTGCGTCCCAATAGTGCATTTATTGATTCTATCCGCATAGCCCCACACTGTTCTGTATGCAGTCACCTTTACATTATCTTCACCGCTTATAGGACTGGCACCTGGAGCAACAACAAAATTGATCAATCCATGCAGATAGTCAACCGTAAAATCAACATCTATTTCCTTCTCTTCCCACTCTCCGTCCTCGTTAAGTACACTGACAATCGGCGGCCGCTTGTCAAGTTCTCCAAAAGTAAGGCAATACTCTGTTGCTTCTGCCGTTCCAAGGAAAAGCTCTGTAAATCCGCTTTGGATCAAATTCAAATCCTCATAAGATGTGCCGCCGCCATTGGGATTTTTTGAAATGGTGATTGTCGGAATGTATGCCCCCTCAGAAGCCGGATAAGCGTCCGTCCCATCAAATAAAATCAGCTCACTACCATCAACGATCATCAGCTTATCGCCACACTTCCATGACCGAGATTTTTCATCTGCCATGTTAAAGTAGATTACATCATCCTGCCAATAAAGGTTTGTTCCGGCATGAACAATTCCCTCTTTGTCGTTTACCTTATGGAATCCGTTTATCCGTCCATTAAAATGCTCTACTGTGTGATATCCCATACATTTACGCATTTTACCAGGTACATCCCGGATCATATTCACGCACTCGGAAGATTGTGCCGGGGATACGGAGGACGGATCATTTGTGAAATCCACTCCGACAAAGGTATTAAGTACAAGCATATTTCTTGCCGGGCTTTTCGGCACGCTGAATCTCGCCATCAAATCCACCCACTTTCACTCACAAACTCTTTCGTACTATCATCCATCAGTTTATTTAACCGTTCAAAACCTACCTCAAACTCGTTGCGGTAGGTTGTTGCTATCGCATTATCATCGTCCTTATACAGTTGAGAAGCCATGTACAATGGCACCAGAACCATGACTTCTCTCTGCAAAGGCATTTCATATTCATCCGGCGTATCCGCCGTAATTTCGGTGGGATATGCCTTGTAATAAACCGTATATGTACCCACAGGGCAGCCACGAAACACAAGCATGGCGTTTTCCATGGAATACCTTGCAAACTCACGATACACGCTGCCGGACTCATAAATGATTCTGTCAATGTCATAGTAATCATCTACAAGGCTTTTCATATCATATTTTTGATTTTCGCCATCATGCTCTATGACACATGACTTAATTAAAAAGCGCCCGGCAGTTGCAAGCATTGCCAATGCTTCATTAGCGGCATACGGCATAGCGGCAAGATAATCGTCAACGGATCCATCGTCCGGTATATCGTTACCCTCTGCTGAAAACATTTTTTGCAGGGTGGCAAGTTTAATGTCATACCAAGTCATATCCCAAAACCTCCAAAACTACTTTCTATGTCTGACCTTCTTCTCCGGTACTTCTACATTCTCCGGTGCTTCTACATCGGAAAAAGGTAATTCGGACAAATCCTTCTCGTCCTCTTGTGCCAAGGCCTCCTCTGACAAGTCAAGCTCTTCCTGCTTAGGCTCTTCTTTGGCAATCTCGGAAACATACCGATCATCCCCGACCACATCCAACACTCTGTAAGTGATTCCACAATCAATGAATGTATCTCCTTTTTTCAGTCCTTTTGGTGCAAAACCCATAATTTCCCTCCTTCAAAGAAAGGCCGCCACTCCATGCAGAATGACGGCCTATTGATTATGACAAGTGATTATGACAGGGTGGAACCAGAAGAAGCGCCACCAAGGATCAGATGTCTCCAATCCCGGAATCCTGCGCTGAAACGGCAGTAAGCGGAAAACTCCAAGTTGAAGTTATCATTATTGATGGAATCTCTCATAGTCAGAGGGATTCTGTCATAGAACACACTGGGAGCGAAATCGTCCTGCATCTCGGAAGAACCGATAATGTAGGGATTCTCACCAGCCTCCGCATCCCAATAGGTCAGCACTTTCATCTTCCACTTGCCCTTTTGTGTGTTGATGTCGTTGTTTGCAGATCCAACAACCTGATTAGAGCCGATGATCCTGCCAACCAGCTCCTCCATCTGAGGACGGTTTGCGGGCAGATAAACGGTGTTGAACTCATAACCGCACTTCTCACCGGAATCATTACGGAAGTTACGCCCGATATTTGCCAGAGTATAAAGCATAGTTGCGTCAGTACCAAGCGCATTGGTAAATTTGTTGGACTGAACAGCAACGCCGCTCTTCTTACCGGGGTGATCAGTAGCAAACAGAGCCTTACCATCTCCAGTGGAGCAGTCAAAAGTCTTGCCGCCATACACGAAAGTGGTTCCAGTGGTCGCACCAACAAGGCAGTTTGTAGCAAACTTTGCTCTGGTTCTCTTGTATGCGTGCATAAAGCCGCGTACCTGGTTCTTCATCTCGGCAACCCTGTTATCATCATTCATTTCCTTGGTGATAACCAGCTTCTTCAAGTACGGGGTATGCTCGATCATCTTAGGGAAGCCTTCCATGATAGTATCAAGAGGAGCGTTGTCACCCTCATTAGCGGGCAAGAAGTCACCCATGGAAGTAATGCCGGAGGACTTCTCCGCAAACTTATTAGACTTCTCCACCTTGAAGATAGCCTTTACCTGCTCATCGTCATTGGTCTGTTCCTTGTCCACATCCATAATCCAAGAAGTAACCGCTGTCCCGGTGTCCTTCCACATATCGTCATTAAGTCCGGATCCCTTACTGATAATAACCATATCTCATTCCTCCTCTCTCTTAAAAGCGAACCTTGACAGTATCGCCTACTGCCGTTCCGTCAATCTCAATGATCTCGGCAACACCGTCTGTGGTAGTTGCAGTCACCTGTAAACCATCGGTATGAACAGTAACCTTGTCCCCGACTTTCAGAGAAGCGCCGCTTGCCTGGAGGGGAGCAATCCACCACTGATCATGATTGATCTGAGTTACCTGAATACCCTTGTTCCCGGTTGCAGGAGCCGCATAATCGGCCTGAGACACGAAAGCAGGGGTATCCGTTCCGCTTGCCTTAGTCAGTTTGCCGGAAGCAAGTTTCAAAAGCTCGCCAACCTTGTAGGTTTCACTTGCCGTAGTAGGCAGTACAATTGTGGTAGGGCTATTAGGCTCCACCTGAGACTTATAAAATCCAAAAGCCATAATTTTTTCCTCCTTCTATAGGGTTTCGTTGTACTTAACCTTGATCTGCTCGTCAGTTAAGTCCGGGTAAAACTCCCTCATTCTTGCCAGAGTGCTTGCGGGTACTTCCTGCAAGTCTTTACCGCTTGCCATTCCCGCGCCAGTGGCTTCAAGGTGGTTTTTACCCTTTGCCTGATTGATTGCCGCCTGTCTAACAGCGGCATTGTTCTTAGCAGACAGGGAATTGTAATTTGCCAGTCTGTATGCGTCCGGCAGTGATAATCCGTTCTTACTCACAAACTCATAAACCTGTGGATAGGACGGATGTGCCATTAAATCTGCTTCACTCTTGATAGATGGATCAATCTCACTGAGGGCCTTTAAGTCCTCTGCATATCTCCGCGCCGCCTCGGCTTGCATGTTCTGCTGGATCATGCTTTCTGCCTGTTTGACGATGGGAGAATTATTGATCATTTCCTCGATAAGCTCCGGGTTTACGCCCTTTGCACGAAGCTCTTCTTCTCTGGCCTGTTTCTGCTGGGCTTGGATCGCAACTAGGTAATCAGAAACATTCTCAATGGGCTTGCCCGTCTGCGGATTCTTATAATTTCCAAACAAACGCTTAAACTCACTGTCGATTGACTGCTGTTGCGCTTCATATTTTGCCCTTGCGTCCTCTTCTGCTTTCCTGCGCACGCTTGCAAACCGCGCATCTTCTTCCGTTTTTCCGCCTGCTTTTGCTCCCTCGGGCACTTCATTTCCGTTTTCAGTGCTTTCTGCACCTGTTTGAGCGGCATTTTGAGCGTCCTCGGTTTGGTTGACAGTTACATTTTCCTGGGTGGCAGGTTCGGTGACTCCCTGCGCTTCTACACCTGTGACATTTTCCAGTCCATCCATGAATAAATCCTCCTTTTTGGGTTTTCCACGCTATCCCAAGCGAATTTTTGTGAAAATTTGCATTAAAAAAGGACTATTTCTAGTCCTTCTCTAACCTCAGTGGGTTTCTAACCGTCCGTATTACCTTCCCGTAATCCGTACATTGCGGATTCCGGCAAGTAAAACTCTGCTCCAAGAACAATTTAGTCTGCTTATCCGGGTTATCATCGTTCTCGGTAACATATCTTGACCGGGATATCCTCGCTTCTATGTTACATCTGGGGCATTTCATCAATACCACCTCCCTGTTGCATCATCTGCATTTGCTGAATCTGTTCCATTTGTGCCAATTGTGCCTGTTGCTCCTGCACTTTCTCTTGGAACATGGTTTTCATAGTCTCTGCGTTCGGGTAATCGTTCTCTGCCATGAATGTCCAGTACGCAAGAAGCGTCTCAGGCTCTCCAATGACACCGAATGCCCCGGCTTGATATTTAAGGTCAATCTGCTGCCACATGGCCTCACGATTCATCATGATCGTGCTTGTGGGATCAACTTCAAACAAAAACTCGTCATTCCAGTACAACTCCCCTGCTTCATCACGCTTTAGGAAGTCGTATCGGTTGAAATGGCTAAATTCATAGATCCCTTTTGAGTTTTTTCGGCTAAGTGGTATTGGCTGATCGGCGTAGGCAAGCATAAACTTAAACATAAGCTCATACAGCTTTGCATAGGCCGTATTTTTCATAACGCGCTTACTTTCCAAGCGTCCGGCAGCCTGATTGATGGAATACTGCTTTGCAGTACCGGAAGTTGCCGAAGCGTCATATTTACCCTGATAAGCGTCAGTGATACCAAGAGTGGATTTTGCCCAGTCATAATTGGTTTCCAACATAATCCTGTCCATGGAAATATCTGGCTGGATATTCTTGACAGAAATTTGTTCAACCTGTGACGGATTGTCGACCATGACAACCTTCAACTCTTTGTCTGTGGTCGTGATATTGCACTGCTTTGGCAAGGTGACAATAGAACCACCTTTCAGAATCTTCTCCTGTAATTTGCTACCAAGTTTCTTAACAGCGTCCTGCTGATCCTTAATCACATCCACATCACTAAAGCCAAGCAGTCTGTTTTCCTTTGACACATTTCTGCGAAGGATAACAGGCATTGCGTCTGGCTTGTAATAGGGAATCTGCGTCCTTGTCTCCATCATGGCCATTACAGGGTTTCCAAGCTCGTCCAACATGGGATTGCCGTATGGATCCATTGCTGCTTGTTCCGTAAATGTCATTGCTGGCAGAATCTCACCGCCGAAAATTGCGGTATCAGTGACTAACTCCTCGTTCTCCTCAACAGACTCCTCAAACTTCTTGTTTCCGCATTCACAGGTATCGCCTTCCTTTACCCGTCCACATTTCGTACACCGAAGCAACCGCCTCGCTTGATAGTCTTTGTAATCCTCCAGAATGTAATCTTCGCACCATGAAAGCAGTCCGATAACACCATCATGCCTGTAATAGCACTTAATGACAGAAACTATATCCTCTTGTTCCACTGGCTTCATCTCGTCAACGGGGATCTCTGTGTTTGCCGCGTCCTCCACATTTACATTGTATTTTGCCTTAACTGCCGCCTTAGTTGACGGAATCACGATAAAGATATAATCCATATCGTCTATGTCAGTGACACCTGGCTGCGGGATCACATATTTAGGATGGCGCTCAGTAACGGATATTCCGCCAATGGTGCAGTGATATCCCTTTGTGTTGTCCCATTCCACATGAAAAAAGTCACCGCCCGTAATCGGTACTGTACGCTCTTGGATATCGTTAATCTCATTGAAGTGAAGCTTTCTGATTTCGTTTTCCAAAGCGTTCTCAATGATCTGCGCCAGTTTTTCATCATCTTCATGGATGGGAATGACCTTCGGCATGGGTATGGAAGAGTCAATCTGTGATTCTATCAACTCATACACGATATTCCTCACATTGATTGCGTCCTTCTTGACCGGCTGATTGCTGTTCGGGTTCCCGGCAACTGCTCTTGTGCCTTCATACATCTTTTCCCAAGAAGTGATATCCCGCAAAACAGGCCCATACGCAAGCCTTGCCGTATCATACCGATTCTTCCATTTTGTCAGTTTTGATGATTTTTCTGGATTCATGATCTTATTTTTCATCTTCTTCCATAACCTCATAACGGTGGTTCTCCATATTTCGCTTCAAGATATGCACGCTCGTCTGCGTCAGCATTCTCCCAATCCTCTATCATGTCAGGTGTCCATACTCTTTTTTGCTTCTTTTCCCGTTCGGACTCCGCTTCAATAGTCCAATAAATACAAAAACACCTAAGACTATCAACATCATGAGTGATATCATGAGGCTGTTTAGCATAGATGTTTGGCTTTTTCTCGTCCTTTTGAATTTTCTGTAGGCACCTATACAGGTTCGGGGCTTTTCCATCAAGGATAGTCAGTTTTGACTGCTTTTCCTCGCCCGTCAACTGGTTTTTTCGTGGCTTAAACCACTCTTTCATGGCAAAGCAACCATTCAGCATGTCATTGGAAGTCTTTGTCAAAGTTACCCCGTTTTCTGAAAAGATTGTTGCGGCGCTCTTTCCTGTCTCCTGCCGCCTATTCCACAAGTCCGGCGGCGCTAAAAACTGGTTGATTGTTTCATCCTCGCACATCTTTAGGAGTATACTTGCCGCCTCGGATATGGTTTTGTTAGGGTTGTCATACTCCTTATAGACCTGCGCTTCACCTTTACTGTCAACCATCACCCAATGAGCAGAGAACATATCGAGGCCATAGTCGATACATACATATCGAATGACATTCCGCGCCTTCCCGTTCTCGTCAAAATCAAGCGGATGGCTACTAACTGTATTTTTCCTATTGACCTCTGGGAAAAATGCTCCACCGGGTACTGCCAGAGCTTCCTCAATCGTTGCCGGATACTCCTGCGTCATTAAGTCACCCATGGCTCGCTTTGTTCGCTCATACCATTCAGCGTCCCGTCTTGGATCAGCGCTCCATGGAATGAAAATCTTATTATAACCATTATCGGGATCCGTAAAAATCTTCTCAAAAAAAGAGCCTCGCTCTATAGTCGATAGCCCTATCAATTGTCCCCCAGTAGGTCTATTTACTGTGGGAAATCCCGCCATGTATATATCTTCCGCATATTGCTGGAAAGCCCATTCATCCAAGATGATAAGATTTGCTGTCCATGATCGCCCCGCTCCGGGGCTACTAGGCATCCCTGTTAGAACAGATACAAGCCCGTTCGGAAACTTGATCTTTACCTCCAGTGCGTTGGCTGTCCACACTGGCCCATCCCATCCGGCAGGTGCCTTCTTTTCGTCCGCTACAAGCTCCGGCATATTCTGCAATATTACATAAGCAAAACGCCGTATCAGCTCCTTGGCATCGTCCTCTTTCTGTGAAAGCGCTATGACCGTTCTCCCAGGATAACAAAGCAACAGGTTCGCCGCATAGTGCAGTACCAACCATGTGATCCCTAACTGCCTCGCCTTCAATATCACTGTCAGCTTATTATCACGTATGCTGATCAGTGCATCCTTCTGTTCCTGCCACATGCTAAACGGCTGTACTATGCTCTCCACATTATCCTTGTCCTCGATATGCCCGTATGTCTCAACAAAGTACAACAGGTTATCACGACAGTATTCTATTTCCTTGCGCCGTACATCCGATATTACGCTCATACAATGATCATACCTATCTTTTTTGCTTCTCCTGTGCGCTATTGATCGCTATTAAGTGCGTTATCCACTGTTGGTTAATTGGTGACCTTTTGGAAAATTTAAAAAAATTATCTGGGGTGTATATAGTACCTATTGCGAGGGGGAGGGGTACTCCCGGCCAGGGGGGGGGTGGGGGTCTGATCCGGGGAAGATCCGAAAGCCCTGGGAGAAAAGAAAGC